ATCTTCGCCGATGCCGGCCTCCCCGGCATGCAAGCCGCGGCCACGCTGGCGGACCAGCTGAACCTCGCCAACATCCCCTCCCGCATCATCGCGCCACTGCATGGCGACGACTTCAACGACGACCTGCGGCATGGCGTGACGGCTGCGGATTATGCCGCGGCGCCGGCGCCAGCCGAACAGATCCCGCCACCCACCACCGCGGAGGAGTTGCTGGCGGCCGCGGCCACACTCACCAACCCGCCCGACATGGCGCCGCTGTCGCAGTTGCTGGGCCGCCTCGTCACCCTCCGCCTCGAGCCACTGCCCGAGCGCCAGGTCCTCGGCGCCATCAAATCCGCGACCGGCATCGCCGTCTCTATCCTGGAGAAGCAGCTCGGCGAATTGCGGCGGCGCTTCAACACCACCGGCGATGTGAACCAGGCGCCGATCCGGCCGCGCTGGGCCTCGCTGCTGCGCCTCGAGCCGGGCGGCACGCCGGAGCGGAACGAGGCCAACGTGATCACGGCGCTGTCGCTCGATTCGGCGTTCGCCGGCGCGCTGGTGTTCGACGAATTCGCGCAGGAAATCCTGGTCACCCGCGCCCTGCCCTGGGAGCCGGTAGGCAGCACCCTGCCGCGGGCCTGGGGCGACGCGGACGATGTCCGCTGCGCCGAATGGCTCCAGCGCCACGAGATCAACGTGCCCCCCGTCGTGGTGGGACGCAGCGTTGTGGCGGTCGCGCGCAACATCCGCATCCACCCGGTGCAGGACTATCTTCGCGCGCTAGCCTGGGATGGCACACTGCGTCTCGACGCATGGGCCGTGACCTATCTTGGCGCAGCCGACACGCCGCTGAACCGGGCCATGGCCTCGCTGTGGATGATCTCGGCCGTCGCGCGGATCATGCGCCCCGGCTGCAAGGCCGACCACATGCTGATCCTGGAAGGGCCGCAGGGCATCCGGAAATCGACGGCGCTGAAGGTGCTGGCGTCGGATGCCTGGTTCACCGACGAACTGGCCGAGATCGGCTCGAAGGATGCCGCGCAGCAGATGCGTGGCGTGTGGATCATCGAGATGGCCGAGCTCGACGCGATCGGCCGCGCCGAAGTCTCGCGCATCAAGGCCTTCCTCACCCGCACCTCTGATCGGTACCGGCCGCCCTATGAGCGCTACGTGGTCACGGTGCCGCGGCAGTGCGTCTTCGCCGGCAGCGTGAATCCCGACACCTATCTGCGCGACGAAACCGGCAACCGCCGCTTCTGGCCACTGCGCTGCGGGGAAATTGATCTCGACGGGCTGCGCCGCGATCGCGACCAACTTTGGGCCGAGGCCGTCGGGCGGTTCAACGCGGGCGCGCCCTGGTGGCTGGAGGATCGCGACCTCATCGCCTCCGCTAGCGCCGAGCAGGAGGCCCGCTACGAGCCGGACGCCTGGGACGCCCTGATCGAGCGCTGGCTGGTCTCCGAGAGGCGCAGCGTGAATGTCGGCTTCGGCAACTATGACGACTGGCAGGACCGCCACGTGCCGCGCCCGACACCATTGACCGACGTCTCCGTCGGCGAGGTGCTGGAGCAGGCGCTCAGCATCGAGCCCGCGAAATGGACCCGGGCAGACCAGATGCGCGTCTCCAGCTTCCTGAAGGCCAGGAAGTGGGAACGATTCAAGTCGAGCACACACGCCAAGGATCGCGGCACGCGGGAATGGCGATATCGGGCCCCGCGCCCGGACGGCAGTGCGCGATGACGGCTGCCGCGCTCATGTCCCAACGCCCCCGCCACGTCCCAACCCATGCGCTGAGGTTGGGTCAGACGAAATCGACAGCAACTCAGTCACTTGCCGACCGGTGTCCCAACGTCCCAACCGTCCCAACGGGTCTGAAACCTAGATGCGGAAGGTCTGGGTCGGGCCGGACATACATTCTCCTTATAGGTTTAGGGGAGGTCGCCCCAGGTTGGGACGTTGGGACACGCCCGCATAACCCGTTGATTTGGCGCGAAAGTGATTCCTGCCGGGTCGCCGCAGGTTGGACCCGGTTGGGTCCTGGGTTGGGGCGGCACCGGCCGCCAGCGATCGGGCCGCCGGACGCAGGCCGACCCCAAGCCGGGCAGCGACGGCGAGCTCCGCCAAGAACCGCGCCGTCGCCGCCCTCACCAGGATCATCCCCTCTCGGAGACCACCATGGCACCCGCGACTCTCACCATGCCCGCTGCCCATGCAAGCGGCCCGCCCATCGCCCTCCCGCCCGCGATCACCCTGGCGCACCACGCCGTGCTCGCCCTGGATCTCGGCACCACCACTGGCTGGGCCCTGCGGTCGCACGACGGCGGCATCACCTCCGGCACCATGACCTTCAAGCCGACCCGGTTCGAGGGCGGCGGGATGCGCTTCCTGCGCTTCCGCGGATGGCTGGCCGAGGTCGCCGCCCTGTCCGGTGGCGTGGCCCGCATCGTGTTCGAGGAAGTCCGCGCGCATGCCGGCACCGACGCGGCTCACATCTACGGCGGATTCCTCGGCACGTTGACCGCCTGGTGCGAGGAACACGAGGTCCCCTACGAGGGCGTCCCGGTCGGCACGATCAAGCGCTACGCTACTGGCAAGGGCAACGCCGACAAGGCGAAGATGGTCGCCGCCATCCAGGCCCGCGGCTTCGCGCCGGCCGACGACAACGAGGCCGATGCCATCGCGCTGCTGCTGTGGGCTACAGAAGCGCAGGGACGCCGGGCATGAGCATGCACGGCGCACCGCTGGCGCCCCGCTCCTGCCTCAACCGTGGCACGCGCAGCCCAACCAACGACAGCGAGGTCAACGCCATGCGCGCCGCCGCGTGGCATCGGCACGGCGTCGCCGCCATTCCTGTGGACGACGTCCTGGATCCCTGGCTGCGCCAGGCGATCACCAACGAGGCCAACCGGCGCTGGGGCCGGCGCAACGGGGAGAACCACCATGGCCGGTAAGCGCAGGACCAGGACCGCGAAGCCGAAGGGCGAGGATCTGGCAATGCCGTCGAAGTGGCGGCTCCAGCACGGGCCTGTGGGGGAGCCGATGCGGGAGGCCGATCCCGAGACTGGCCTGCCGGTCATGCACCGCCGCACGGTCGACACCATCGGCCAGATGCTGGCCAACGGTACCATCACACAGGAGATGCACGATGCAGGCGCCGTGTTCCGCCGGCAGTTCCGCGTTGCGGCGCTCGACCAGCTGCGTGCCATGCCGCTGATCCGCATTCCAGGCGGCTCCGGTGATTCCCTCACTGATCGCCAGGTCGCAGCACGCGAGCAGGTCGCGCATGCCATGATGGCGCTGGGCGGCTTCGAGAGTGCAGCCGGCTCCTGCGCCTGGCACGTCGTCGGCCTCGAGCACTCCGTGCGCGAATGGGCGCTGCGCCAGGGCTGGGGTGGGCGCAGCGTTGGCCACGCGCAGGCCCAGGGCATGTTGGTGGCGGCTCTCGGCGTGCTGGCGGTGGTCTACGGCCTCGTACCGCGGCAGCGGGCCGCCTGACGGGTCACTCCATGCCGAGCACGAAGGCGGCGGCCTCGCCGATCAGCGTGAACGGCAGGGCGGGATGATGGGCGAGGATGGCGTCGTGCACCGCCTTGCTGGTGTCGACCCTGGTGAAGGGATCGGGAGGTCGCCGCGCAGCCCGCGCGGCGGCAAGCGTCGAGACGCTCAGCCATGGCGGAGGGAGGCGGGGCGGCTCGCCATCGGGCATGCGGACGCATATCGCCCCTATGAGAACAATTCAAGAACATGATAGAGAGGCCGTGCGCACGAAGGAGGACGGTCATGGCAGCACGGCAGCGGGCGGCGATGCGCCCTCTCGATGCGGCGTTGGTGCGTCTGCAGACCATGGCGGCGCGCGGGGTCCAGCCCACCCGCATGGCGCGGGAGGTCGAGCTCATCGTCGGTGAATGGCTTGGTGAGGCGGATGCCGATCCGGCTGACGTCAAGACCCGGCTCGACGAGTTGCACGAGCAACTGGCCTCCGGTGTCGTCGATGCCGAAGAGCAGGTGTCCTATGTCGATCCCGACGAAGCAGCCGCAGTGAAGCAGGCTGGCGTCACCTTGGCCGCGCTGGTCGCGACGCGTGATGCGGTGCAGCGGGCGCGGGACACGCTGTAGCGACGGCGCTGCTGCAGCGTGTTGCGCTGTTACAATTCACCCGCTGGCGGAGCGGAATCCGTATTTCGTAGACTCTCCCCACGATGATGAATTGCGGGTGCAGCCTTCTGCACCTCGGCTCGCCAGCCACAGCGTCGCTCAATCGAGACAGTGGCTCGCGAGCCGCAGGGTCCTTCCTGGGCCCGGCGTATGCGGGGGGCGGAAGCGCGCGACTTCGCTAGCGCCTGGCCCGAAAAGTGGTTCGCAGTTCGCACCCTTCGGCCCTGATATCAATCGCTTAGCTGCGAACCATGGCCGCGTCGGTTCGCAGCCGCGGTTCGCATGGTTCGCACCCCCTCCTGATCCTGGATGGCCCGATGACGCTCCCCTGGATGGCAGCGAAGATCCTGCTGCGCCCGGTGGCGGAGCTGCGCGCGCATCCCGGCAATGCGCGCGTGCATGGCGCTGCGCAGATCGAGCAGATCAAGGCCAGCATGCTGGCCTTCGGCTTCACCAACCCGCTGCTGGTGGACGAGGCTGGCGTGCTGATCGCCGGTCACGGCCGACTCGAGGCGGCCGTCGAGCTCGGCATCGAGAAGGTGCCGACGATCGTGCTGCGGCATCTCTCGCCGTCGCAGAAGGAGGCGCTGCGGCTTGCTGACAACCGCATCGCGGAGAACGCGACCTGGGATCAGGCGCTGCTGCGCGATGCGCTCGCCGCGGCGCAGGCGGCGCCTGACCTCGAGCTTGCGGCGCTCGGCTTCTCGGCCGCGGAGCTCGACGACATCCTCGCGGCGGCCGGAGAGGCCGTGTCCGACGGCGACGCGCCCGAGGCCCTGTCGGCGCCCGCGGTCCAGGGGGGCGGGGACGGCACGGCGGAGACGGAGGCAGCGGCGGAAGATGATCCGGCCGATGCCGAACCGGATGCGCCGCGCCAGGCCGTTACGCGACCGGGCGACCTCTGGCTGCTCGGCGAGCACCGCCTGCTCTGCGGCGACAGCACGGATGCCGCGTCGGTCGCCCGCGTCATGGGCGCGGACCGCGTCGCGCTGCTCTTCACCTCCCCGCCGTACGGGAACCAGCGCGCCTATACCACCGGCGGCGTCTCGGATTGGGACGCGCTGATGCAGGGCGTGTTCCAGCATCTACCAACCATCCTCACCGGGAATGGCCAGGTGCTCGTGAACCTGGGCCTGATCCACCGCGAGGGCGAGTGGCAGCCCTATTGGCAGGGCTGGCTGGACTGGATGCGCGCCCAAGGCTGGCGGCGCTTCGGGCTTTACGCCTGGGACCAGGGGCCCGGCCTGCCGGGCGACTGGAACGGCCGCCTCGCGCCGGCCTTCGAGCTGGTGTTTCACTTCAACCGCGAGGCCCGCGCCCCGAACAAGATCGTGCCCTGCAAATGGGCCGGCACGCGGAACAAGGGTAGCGGGCTACGGGCGGCGGACGGCGAGGTGAAGGCCTACACCCATATCGGCCTGCCCGTGCAGGAGATGCGCATCCCGGACAGCGTGCTGCGCATCACCCGCCACAAGGGCCGCGGCATCGAGACCGAGCACCCGGCGGTGTTCCCCGTCGCGCTGCCGGAGTGCCTGATGCAGACCTACGCCAACCTCGGCGACGCCGTTTTCGAGCCGTTTGCCGGCTCCGGCACGACGATCCTCGCCGGGCAGCGCACGGGGCGGAAGGTCTGGGCGATCGAGCTCGCGCCGGCCTATGTCGATCTCGCCATCGCTCGCTACCGCATGCTGTTCCCCGAGCTGAACGTCACGCTGGATGGCGACGGCCGAGGTTACGATGCCGTGGCTGCAGAGCGGGCGGAGGCGTTGGTCGATGCTGCCTGATCTCGCGGTCACCACCATCCCCGTCGCCGCGCTGGTGCCCTACGCCCAGAACGCGCGAACGCATTCCGAGGACCAGGTGGCGCAAATCGCCGCCTCGATCGCCGAGTTCGGCTTCGTGAATCCGGTGCTGGTCGATGCCGAGGGCGTGCTGATCGCCGGCCACGGCCGCGTCATGGCGGCGAAGCAGCTGGGCCTCGCCTCGGTGCCGGTGCTACGGCTCGGCCATCTCTCCCCTGCGCAGGCGCGTGCCCTGCGCCTCGCCGACAACCAGATCGCGCTGAACTCGGGCTGGGACGAGGCGCTGCTCGCCGCGGAGATCGCCCGCATCCGTGACGAGGCGGTGGTGGACCTCGACGTCCTCGGCTTCTCGGGCATGGAACTCGACCGGCTGCTGGCCGCGGCAGATGTCGGCTTCGGCGACGACGTCGACGATGCGCCGGTGCCTCCGGCGGCGCCCGTCACCCGTGCCGGCGACCTCTGGCGCTGCGGCGGTCACCGCCTGCTCTGCGGCGACGCCACGAAGCTCGGCGATGTGCAGCGCGCCCTCGGCAGCGATCGCCTCGCTGACATGGCCTTCACGGACCCACCCTACAACGTCGCCTACCAGGGCGGCACCGCGGCCAGGATGACCATCGCCAACGACGCGCTGGGCCGGGGCTTCCTGGACTTCCTCCGCCCGGCGCTGGCCAACCTGCTCTCAGTGACGAAGGGCGCCTGCTACGTCTGCATGTCCTCGTCGGAATGGCCGACGCTGCATCGCGCCTGGCAGGAAGCCGGCGGGAAGTGGTCGAGTACGATCATCTGGGCGAAGAACACCTTCGCGCTCGGCCGCGCCGACTACCATCAGCAGTTCGAGGCGATGCTCTACGGCTGGAAAGCAGGCGCTGAGCACTATTGGTGCGGCGCCCGCGACCAGGGGAATGTCTGGCACTTCGACAAGCCGGCGCGGAACGACCTGCACCCGACGATGAAGCCGGTGGCACTTGTGGAACGCGCCATCCGCAACAGCAGCAAGCAGCGGGACACCGTGCTCGATCCCTTCGGTGGCTCCGGCACGACGATGATCGCGGCGGAGCGGACAGAGCGTCGTGCGGCGCTGCTCGAGCTCGACCCGGCTTACGCCGATGTGATCGTGCGCCGCTGGCAGGAGGCGACCGGCGAGTCTGCGGTGCTGGATGGCGAAGACCGCACCTTCGCGGACATCGCGGCCACGCGCGGCGACGTCGATCATGATGTGATCAACAGCGCCGAAACATAGCAATCCCGCGCCACTGCATCTTGCTTGGCTCGCGCGCGACACAGCGCGAATGGTCCGTCACACGCAGGGCATGCCCTGCATCAAGACGGAGACGACGATGACCGACCGCCAAGCCCGCGCCGCCCGCAATCAGGAACGCAGCCTGGCCGCCTTTCTCGCGAAGAAGGCCGAATTCGATGCCCTGCTGACCGAACTGCATCAGGCCAGCGAGGGTCATTTCGGCGCGGACCCCGAGACGGTGCTCTGGGGCGAAGCGGCCTGGCTTGCGGATGCTACCGCGAAGCTGAAGGACATCGCGGACCAGCACTTCCGCCGCGGCGAATACGCCCTCTGACGCGGATCACTCCCACACCGCCCCGACCGGGTGACGCCGGCGGGGCTTGGGCTCGTAGCACCCGGACCTTCGGGTGCGGAACCAGGAGCCCGGACATGAAGCTCTCCGACACCCAGCGCATCCTCCTCAGCCAGGCGAGCCAGCGCGACGACCGCCTCGCCATCCCGCCCGAGCGCCTCCCCGCCGCGGCGCGGCAGACGGTGGCGAAGTCTCTGATCAAGCAGGGGTTGGTCAGCGACGAGCACGCTAGCGCCTACAACGCCCGGGACGCCTGGCAGATCGACGGGCGGACCCGCCTGCTGCGCATCACCGAGGCCGGGCTGCGCGCCATCGGCGTCACGCCGGAGGGCGAGGCGGAGGAGGTCGAGGACACCCGGCCGCGCGACGAACGCAACGGGGTGGACGCGCGGCTGATCGATGGTGACGACGAGCCGGCGGAGCCCGCCACGGTTGGCGACACGGCGCCGACGGGCGGGGAGGTCGCGCCGCCGCAGGACACCCTCGCGGCGAGCCCGGAGGCCGCCCTCTACCCCGCCCTGCCGGCGGAGATGGCCCTGCTCGACCAGGCGCTGGCCGCCCCGCGAGCGACGCGCAACCCCACGCTGAAGGACGTCGCGCAGCGCGTCCTCGATGCCTGGGACGACGAGGAGAACCAGCGCACCGACTTGCCGACGGCGATCGACGCCCTGCGCGCCGTGCTGGCCAGCAAGCCAGGGCGGCCGGCCCGCGAGCCGGGCGGGCCGCGCAAGTCGCGCGAGGGGACGAAGCAGGAGACGGTGCTCGCGATGCTCCGCCGCGATGGCGGCGCGACCATTGCGCAGATCTGCGAGGCCACCGGCTGGCAGCAGCACACGGTGCGCGGATTCTTCGCCGGCCTGAAGAAGCGTCAAGGGATCGAGGTGCAGGTGTTGGAGCGTGTGCGCCAGGTCGGCCCGAACAAGGAAGGCGCCCGCGGCAGCTACAGCATCTACCGCATCGCCGACTGACGCCGCCGGCGCCGCGATCAGGGCCCGCCGCGCTGCGGCGGGTCCGCGTACTTCTCCCAGGGCTTCAGTTTCGGCTTTGGCGGATCGAGCGCGAGGATCAGTTCCTCGATCGTCCATTTCTGGCGCCTCGCCGATTTGGCGACGTCCAGCAGCACTTTCCTGGCGTCATCGAGGTAGAGCTTCACCATGCGCGGTGTGCCGACGCTTTGCTCCGCAAGGGCCATCGCCTTCGCGGTCGCTTCGACCATCTTCTCGATGTCCTTCGGTGCGCTGGGCTGCAGCATCTTCGTCGGCCCTCGATGGTCGAGGTGATGTCGCACGGCACGACGCGGATTGCCCACAGAAATCCGTGCCCGAATGCTCGTTATTCACCTGGGTTGTGGCGCACCACCGCACGAATGCTGACAGCGCGCGCGGCGCGCTGACTTATCCGACCACGCGCGGGGCGGGAGGTCCGCCGCCATGCCCGAGTTGACCCCCTCCACCCGCGAGGCCGCCCGCCGCATCGGCATCACCGAGACCGCGCTGCGCAAGGCCGAGCAGACCAACCGCATCGCCCGCGAGCCGGACGGTCAGTGGGACATCGACAAGACCCGCCGCCGCCTGGTCGAAACCGCGGACCCGGTCCGCTCGCCACTCGCCACTGGTGGCGGAGGCGCCGGCGCCGACGGCACGCCCTTCGCCCGCCTGAAGGTCGCGCAGCTCGCGCTGAAGGTCGAGGCGCAGCGCCTCTCGCTCGACGAGACCAAGCGCCGGCTGGTCGACGTCACCGAGGCGAATGCCGCGCTCGATGAGATCGGCAGCACCATGCGCGACGCGCTGCTGAACTGGCCCGCCCGCGTCTCCGGCCTGATCGCGGCCGAGATCAGCGTCGACCCGCATCTGCTGCAGACCATCCTGCAGAGCCACATCAACGACCTGCTGACGGAGGCGGCCGATCGCTTCGATCCCGCAGGCCTCGGAGGGGACCGGCCTCCGTAGCCGTGAGCATGTGCGCCGTCGCGTCGGCGCCATGCTCCGGCCGCCGCCGCAGCTCACCGTCTCGGAATGGGCCGAGCGCCATCGCATGCTCGGCAGCCGCGCCTCCGCGGAGCCCGGCCCCTGGCGGACCAGCCGCACGCCGTATCTGAAGGATGTGATGGACGCGCTGTCGGCGGTGCACCCCGCTCGGCGGGTCGTCTTTATGAAGGGCGCGCAGGTCGGCGCCACCGAGAGCGGCAACAACTGGCTCGGCTACATCATGCACCATGTGCCGGCACCGGCACTGGCGGTGCAGCCGACCGTGGAACTGGCCAAGCGCTTCTCTCGCCAGCGCATTGATCCGCTGCTGGAGGAAACACCCGCGCTGCGGGAGCGGGTGGCGCCCGCCCGTGCGCGGGACAGCGGCAACACCATGCTGTCGAAGGAATTCCCTGGCGGCATCCTGGTGCTGACGGGCGCGAACAGCGCGGTCGGGCTGCGCTCGATGACAGCGCGGTTTCTGTTCCTGGACGAGGTGGACGCTTATCCCGGCGATGTCGCTGGCGAGGGCGATCCGATCGCGCTCGCCGAGGCTCGCGCCCGCACCTTCGGCTGGCGGCGCAAGGCCTTCCTGGTCAGCACGCCGACCATCGCCGGCCGCAGCCGGATCGAGCGGGAGTACCTCGCGAGCGACCAGCGGCGCTTCTTCGTGCCGTGCCCCGAATGCGGGGAGATGCAGTGGCTGCGTTTCGAACGGCTGCTCTGGGAGAAGGGTGCGCCGGAGACGGTGCGGTATCACTGCTCCGCCTGCGACCATCCGATGCAGGAGCACGACAAGACCGCCATGCTCGGCGGCGGCGAGTGGCGCGCGACGGCCGAGGGCCAGGATCCGCACACGATCGGGTTCCACATCTCGGCGCTGTACTCGCCGGTGGGCTGGCTGTCCTGGGCGCAGATCGCGCGCGATTGGGAGGCGGCGCAGGGCAAGCCCGAGGACATCAAGACGTTCAAGAACACGGTGCTCGGCGAGACCTGGCAGGAGCAGGGCGAGGCGCCGGATTGGGAGCGCCTGGTCGAGCGCCGCGAGGACTTCGCCATAGGCGTGGTGCCCACCGGCGCGCTGGTCCTCACCGCCGGCGTCGACGTGCAGGACGATCGCCTGGAATGCGACGTCTGGGGCTGGGCCGAGGGCTTCTCCTCCTGGCTGGTCGACCACGTGGTGATCCAGGGCAGCCCGCGGGACCGCGAGCCCTGGGACGATCTGGCGAAGCTGCTCGCGCGCGACTGGCCGCGCCAGGGCGGCGGAACCATGCGCATCGCCCGGCTCTGCGTCGACACCGGCGGCCGCGACACCGCCGCCGTCTATGGCCACCTGCGTCGCCTACGGGATCCGCGCATCGCGCCGACTAAGGGCATCGACGGTTGGAACCGCGCCCAGCCCGTCCAGGGTCCGACGCCGGTGGACGCGCTGGTCAACGGCCAGAAGCTCCGGCGCGGCCTCAAGCTGTGGACGGTCTCGGTTTCGACCTGGAAGGCCGATCTCTATCGCCGGCTCTGGCTCGGCCGCGGCGACGCGGAGGAATTCCCGCCCGGCTGGGTGCATCTGCCGCGGGGCATCGAGGCGGAGTGGGTCAAGCAGCTGGTCGCCGAGCAGCTGCGCACGACGAAGGACCGCCGCGGCTTTGCCCGGCAGGAATGGGCGAAGCTCAGGGAACGGAACGAAGCGCTGGACTGCGCCGTGCTCGCCCGCGCCGCCCTGTGGCTGCTCGGCGCCGACCGCTACGGCGAGCGCTTCTGGCAGCAGCTGCGGGACCAGATCGCCGATGCCCCGCTGCGGCCGAGCGAGCTTCCCGCCGCCGGGACTGTCGCCCACCCACCAGCGTCACCGCAGGCCGAACTGGCGACGCCCGCAACACCACCCAGCGCCCATCGCCCGCGTGGTTGGCTCGCCCCGCGCCATGGTTGGCTGCGCTGACATTGGAGATCCTGATGACCGCGATCGTGCCCGTGCGCACCAGCATCGCCGCCGGCCAAGCGCTGAGCGGGCCCGTCGCCAGCGTCGGCTACGGTGTCTGCCTGCTGCTGCTGCCCGTCGCCTGGACCGATGCGCCGCTCACCCTTCAGGGCTCGCTCGACGAGGGCGAGCCTGCGGCCTGGGCGGATCTCTACGACCATCTCGGCAACGAGGTGGTGCTGACGGTCGCTGCCGGCCGCGCGCTCACCCTACCGCCCACGCTGCTGCTCGGCTGGCGCTGGCTGCGCCTGCGCTCGGGCCTCCCCGCCGCGCCGGTGACCCAGGCGGCAGAGCGGCTGCTCACCCTCGGGATCAGGCCGCTCGCATGACCGCGCTGTTCCAGCACTACCTGCCGCCGGCGCCGGCGATGCTGCCCTACGTGTCGGGGCGGTTCTACGCCTCGCAGCATGCGCGCGCGGTCGGCGGCGCCGTCGCGATGACGGCGAGCCGGCTCTACTGCGTCCCCTACGTGCTGGCCCGGCCGGGGCTATTCTCGGCCATGGCGGTGAGCGTGACGACCGGCGCCGCCGGCCTGCTGCGCATGGCCTTGACTGCCGACGATGGCACTGGGCATCCGGGGCGCCTCATCGAAGAGCCGGTCGCAGACGCCGACACCACTTCCGCCGGCAACGCGCTCTGCCCCTTCGTGCAGCCGCGCTGGATCCCGGCCGGCACCTGGTGGCTGCTGTTCTGCTTCTCCGGCGCGCCCTCGGTGCGCGGCACCAGCACGCAGGCGTTCAGCGGCGGCAACACGCTGCTGCTCGGCTCGGCCTCGGCCGATGGCGGTGCCGGAGGCGGCACCACGGGCAGCGAGAACGGTTTCTTTGCGGCGCTGACCCATCAGGCCGGTGTGCCGATCATGCCGAACCCGCCGAGCGGGCTGTCCTATCTCGTGAACGCCGCAGCACCCCTGCCGACGCTGCGGGCCGCCTGATGGACCCCGCTGTCCTCGCCTGGGCGTTGGCGCAACCGGCCGGCAGCCGGGCTGCGGTGCTGGCCGCGGCCTATACCGGTGGCACCACGCGCGTCACCTTCGACGGGCGCACCGTGGAGTACCGCAGCCTGGACGAACTCGGCCGCGCACTGGCCGCGCTGCATGGTGCCGAGAACAGCGCGGCGCGTCGGCCTTCCGTGACGCTGGCGAGCTTCACGCGCGGGGGTGCTGCGTGATCGATCGTTTGACCCGCCGCGTCCGTGACGCCTGGGCGGTGCTGCGGGGGTACGCTGCTGCGCAGGATGGGCGCGCCTCCGCCTGGGCGCCCTCCGGTGGCAGCGCCAATGCCGAGGTCGGCATGGCCGCGGCCACGGTCGCCCGCCGCGCCCGCGATGCCGTGCGCAATGATCCCTACGCGAGCCGCATCGTCGATCTCTGGACCGGCAATGCCGTCGGCGCGGGGATCACCACGCGCTGGCCCGATGATGCGCATGGTCGCGCCTGGCAGCGCTGGGCGGAGAGCACCGCCTGTGACGCCGAGGGGCGGCTCGATCTGTATGGTCTGCAGGCGCTGGTCATGCGGGCGGTGGTCGAAAGCGGCGAGTGCTTCGTGCGCTTCCTCATGGTGGCACCATCGCCCGCCAACCCGATCGGGCTGCGGCTGCAGGTGCTGGAGAGCGACCACCTCGACACCGCGCGCAACGGAATGGTCGACGGTGCCGCCACGATCCAGGGCATCGCGCTCGGCGAGGCCGGCGCGCCGATCGGCTACTGGCTGCACCGCGTGCATCCTGGCGCCGCCTGGATCCTGCCGGGGGCGACCTGGCTGAGCAGCGAGCGCATCGCGGCCGGTGACGTGCTGCACGTCTATCGCAAGCGCCGCCCCGGCCAGCTGCGCGACGTCTCCTGGCTGGCACCGGTGCTGCTGCGGCTGCGCGACCTCGGCGACTACGAGGCGGCCCTGCTGATGAAGGCCAAGATCGAGGCCTGCCTTGCCGCGGTCGTCACCGAGGAAGGCGACGAGGCGCTGACCGGCGCCGCGGCCGGCCTGCTCCGCGACGCCCAGGGTCGGACGGTCGAGAGCTTCGAGCCGGGCATGATCCTGTACCGCCGCGGCATGGGCTCGGTGGAGGTGGTGAACCCGAGTGGGGGTGGCAGCCATGCGGCCTTTGCCCGCCGCGCCCTCGAGGCGGCCGCGGTGGGCGCCGGGCTGACCTATGACCAGGTCTCGGGCGACCTCACCCAGGCGAACTACTCCTCGCTCCGGGCTGGCAAGATCGAGTTCCGCCGGCTCTGCGAGCAGGTGCAGTACGGCATGCTGATCCCGATGCTGGTGCGACCGATCGCCGAGCGCTTCCACGCCCAGGGCACGCTGCTCGGGTTGTGGGGTGCCGAGATGCCGGACGGCGTCAGCCACGTGCCGCCGGCGCACGAGATGATCGACCCGCTGAAGGACACCACCGCGCTGATCGCGCAGGTGCGGGCGGGCTTCGTGCCACAGCCGGAGGCCGCCGGTGCCTTCGGCTACGACTTTCGCGCGGCGGTGGAGATGATCCGCGAGGCCAACGCCCTGCTCGACGAGGCCGGCATCTCGCTCGACACCGACCCGCGCCGCGTCGCGAAGTCCGGCGCAGCGCAGGACGCCGCGCAGATGGCCGCGGTCGAGATTGCCGCCACCGGCGCCGCGGCCCCGCCGCGCGAGATCCCAGCACAGGGCTGACCATGACGGACATCATCGAACCGGGCGGGGGAGACCCCGCACCGGAGCTTGCTGCTGCGCCCATCTTGGCGCAGCGCGCGATTGCCGCGCCTGCCACCGTCGATCGCGCCGCCCGCACCGTCGAGGTGGTGTGGAGCACCGGCGCCCGCGCCCGCAACTTCGTCCCCGCCCTTGGCCTCATCACCGAGGAGCTGGAGATGTCGCCGAACGCGGTGCGCATGGATGCGCTGCGCTCCGGGCGCGCTCCGGTGCTCGACACCCACCGCCGTGGTGGTGCCAGGGATGTCCTTGGCCGGGTCACCGCCGCCCGCCTCGAGCGCGGCCGCGGCTACGCCACGCTGCAGTTCAGCGCTGCCGCCGACGTCGAGCCTGTCTGGCAGCGCATTGCCGATGGCACGCTGCGGGCCGTGAGCGTCGGCTACCGCGTCCATCGCTACGAGCCGCGGCCCGATGCCGCCACCGGCGAGACCGTCCACCGTGCGGTGGATTGGGAGCCCTTCGAGATCTCCGTCGTGCCGGTCCCGGTGGACCGCGACGCCGCAGTCCGCGCGCAAGGGGAACAGGGCCTCCCGGCGCCGGCGATCGAACCTGCCCTGCCTGACGAGGATCCACCGATGCCCGAGACGACGCCGGAAGCCCCGGCCACGCCGGCGCCGTCTGCGCCACCCGCCACCCCGCCGCAGGAGATCACCGTGACCACCACGCCCAGCGCCCCGGCGCCGGAATCCACCCGCGCCGTGCCCGCACCGGCCGTGCCGGCGCCCGACCTCGACGCGGTCCGTGCCGAGGCCCAGCGCGCCGAGCGCGAGCGCATCGCCGGCATCGACACTGCGGTCGAGGCCGCCCGCGCCCTGCTGCCGGCGGATTGCATCCCGCCGATCCGTGCCGAGGCGATCGCGGCCGGCTGGACCGGCGACCAGGCCCGCCGCGCCCTGTTCGATGCCCTGGTGGCGCAGGGGCCGCGTGCCGCCATTCCCGCGCGCCCCGAGACCGGCGCCAGCCACGACGATCCGGCGCAGATCCTCGACGCCATGGCCGAGGCGCTCGCCGCCCGCGCCATGCCGGGCTACCAGCCGCAGGGGGAGAATGGTCGGTCCGGACGCCACGCCGAGTTCATGGGCTGGCGCCCCTCCGACATGATCGGCGAGTTGCTGCGCGCCCGCGGCGCGCGGAGCGTGCCGCGCAACCCGACCCTGCTCGCCGAGCGCGCCTTCCACACGACCAGCGACTTCCCGCTGCTGCTCGCGGCCGCGGCCAACAAGATGCTGCTCGCCGCCTACCAGCCGGCGCAACCCACCTACCGCCAGATCTTCCTCCGCCGCGACTTCCGCGACTTCAAGCCGCACCGGCACTTGCGCATCGGTGACTTCCCGACCCTGCTGCCGCTCGCCGAGAACGGCGAGATCCAGGTCGGCACCATGTCCGAGAGCCAGGAGATCGTGCTGCTGCAGACCTTCGCGCGGCGGATCCGCGTCACGCGACCGATGCTGGTCAATGACGACCTCGGCGCCTTCACCGACTTCGCCGCCGCCATCGGCCGCCGCGTCGCCGAGTTCGAGAACGTCACCGCCTACAACCTGCTGAACAGCGCCAATGGCGACGGCCCGACGCTGACCACCGGCAGCGCCCCCGTGTTCGCCACCGGTGCGGCGCGCGCGAACAAGGCCAGCACCGGCACCGTGCTCGACACCGACACCATCGGCGCCGGCCGCACCGCCATCATGAAGCAGCGCACGCTGGACGGGCTGCCCATCTCCATGGGCCAGGCCATGCGCCTGCTGGTCGGGCCGAACCAGGAGCTGGCGGCGCGGCGCGCGACCGTCACCGTTGCCGCGAGCGAGATCGGCAAGGCGAACGTCTTTGCCGGTTTCGTGCAGCCGGTGATCGAGCCGCTGATCCAGGCGAACCGCTGGTACCTGTTCTCCGACCCGGTCGCCGCGCCGGTCTATGTCTACGGCTACCTCAACGGCGCGGAGGGGCCGCAGGTCACCACTGGCCCGGTGCAGGGGGCGGACGGCGTCGAGGTTAGCGTGATCTTCGACTTCGGCGTCGGCGCCATCGACTGGCGCGGCGCCTGGTTCAACCCGGGCACCTGATCCCACCGCTTCCCTCCTTCTCATCCGTATCGCGCCAGGGCGCCGCCGGAACTCCGGTCGGCGCCCTGTGCGCTTTCAGGAGACCTTCCATGCGCAACTGCATCCGTCCCGACGCGCGCTCCATCCCGATGGTGGTGCCCTATGCCGGCGGCATCCTCTCCGGCCAGGGCATGCTGGTCGGCGCCTTCTTCGGGGTGGCGGCGTCCGACGCCGCCCAGAACGCCAGCGTCGACTGCGAGACCCGCGGTGAGTTCGAACTCACCAAGGAGCCCGCGCTCGCCATCAGCCAGGGCGCGCGGGTGTTCTGGGACAACACCAACCGCCGCATCACCAGCACCGCGACCGGCAACTTCCAGGTCGGCCTCTGCACCGTCGCGGCGCTGGCGGCCGACGCGACGGCGCGCGTGATGCTGGCCCGTGTCCCGGCGAGCGGCGCATGAGCCGCATCGACCCCAAGGCCACGCGGGGCTATCGCAACCGCAATCCCGGCAATATCGAGCACGTCCCCGCCAACAAATGGCAAGGCCTCGCCGATCCGCCCTCGGATGGGCGCTTCTGCCGGTTCGTGAGCCACGAGCATGGCATCCGCGCGCTGGCGGCCCTGCTCACCACCTACCAGGACCGCCACGGCCTGCGGACGGTGCGCGGCA